GGATGCGGTGGCGGCGGCGAAAACGGATTCGTGTGTCTGAAAAAAAACATTGACAGCGAGAGATGTCCCCAGTAGACTCGGCCCCGCTCTCGTGAGTGAAGCACGGACAGTCCTGTTGCTGCTGGTCCCATGACGCATTTTGAGACTGGTGCAGACGACGACCTCGAAGCGGGTGTGAACTACCCGTTTCGGGGTCGCGTCGTTTAGGGAGGCAGACATGATACACGAGTACCACACACCTGCACAACGTCGGGCGATGATGCGGGGAACGCCGAAGACGCGGGACATGGGCATGACGAGTCACGGCATGACCCAACCGAAGCCAGTCCTCGGGTCCGGTGAGAGATTTGCCGCTCTCGAAGAGAAGATTGCACGGCGCGGAGACGTTCGGAACCCCGCTGCCGTTGCCGCCGCAGCCGGAAGAGCGAAGTACGGGTCCGAACGGATGGCGAAGATGTCCGCCGCCGGACGAAGACGCGCCGGAAAGTAGGAGATTCCGATGGCGGTGAGTCTACGGAATTGTCTTCGCCGTCTCGTTATTGCGAGCAGATGGGCGGCGCAGTGGAGAAAAGATATCGCCCTTAAGATTTTGAACATCGCGGATTGTCGCCAGCGGGCGAGCGAAATGGGCATATCTGCACACATGCTCACCCGCCTGGAACACACCCGGCGTATGGACGCGAAAGTGTTGCGCAAACTCACGAACTGGATTCTGCTGCGAAAACGAAAAGGTTGGGATCATGTGCCGATCTCAACCTACTGCCAGATTGCTGTGGTGAGGAATAGACGATGGCGATGACAACGACCGGATTTCCGATGAGCACACTGCCCGGCGTGAGAGATGCCGGGGACGTGGAGAAGTTTCGGCGTCTGATGAGCAGGGCGCGAATGCGCATGGCGGTTCACGGCTCGATCATGGACGACTCGCAGGAGAAGGCCGCGTCGATGAAACCTGCCGACGAGGCCGGGAGACGGAGACGCAGGAAAGGACTCGTCAAATGACCGAGATCGCGCAACCTTCCGAATCCGTCTCCGTGACTGTGGAGGAGACGCCCGATCAGTTTTTCGCCAGGACATCGGCAGAGCGCAGGAAGATCGAGACATTCTCCAACGTCTGGAGCGGCGAGGTGGCGGAGTACACACCGATTGACACGCCTGAAGTGACGATCCCATGCTGGCTGCTGCGATGCACGGGTGTGAAGATGGATGCGGGGCATCCGGATGTTCCCGTGTGTTCGCTCGTCTACTACGAATACGGGATGCGCGGACTGTGTTTTGTCGACTCGTCTCCGATGGGCGCAGGCCCTGGAACGTGGCGAAAAAAGCCGAATCGCTTGCTGGATCGGATCGTCGCACTGGAGAATCTTGTGTCCGAGTTCCCGTCACGATCGAGGGGGAAAACTTAGATGGCTGCCGTAACGCCGCATGTCGCCGGGGCTCCGGTTCCTGTCTACTCGAAGTCGATTCAGCCTCTGTCCAATTCGAGCCCTACGATGGTGTCGGACGCCGACACGCTGGGACCGTTCACAGCATACACGACACTGACGGCGGCTGAATGCGAACTGCAACGGCTGGACACGGGAACGGACGTGGCCTTCACCATCGCCGCTCCACCCGCCGCACAGAACGTACTCACGATCGGCGTTCACGTGCCGCCCTTGGTGAGTGTCCAGATCAAGGGTCATGTCACTGGAGTGTAGAATGACGCTCTACGAGACGGTGGTGGTCGCCTTTGTCGTGTGCGTCCTCTTCGCGATTGTCGCAATCGCCGTCTCTGTTGCTGTCGCTACCGTCGTGTGGGTGTATTGGCGTGGCGACAAGGGGGGTAGACGGGCAGAGGGTACTGGACAGGCAGATGTCCGGAAGCCGAGAGCGATACCGTATGACCCTGAGAGATTGAGGCGAACTGAGGAGGAAATTCGGAATGACCTCTCCTCTCTGGTGCGCGACCGAAGCCCTGTAGTCAGAAGACTGGCTGAGGCGCACACCAAAGAGACGCCGATGGCGTCGCCCAGAACCACGAACGGAAGGTCCGATCCACATGCCTGAGTACCCGTACACGTGCGACGCCTGCGGATTCTCGAAGGACCTCACGATGCGCATGACGGACGACCACCCGTCGTCCATGCCATGCCCGTGCGGCGGACACGCAGACAGGGTGTTCACGGCTCCTCGGATCATAGCCGACGCACAGCGCTTTGACCTCGTACGCCGACCGGGAACGTGCGTCTACGAAAACGAGAAGGCGGAACTGTACCTGCGGGTTCCGGACCACGACAAAGACGGACGGCGCATGGCATTCATTCCGAAGATTCCGTGCGATCCGAACCTTCCGAAAGAGGAACGGATGAAACACATCATCAAGGCGAGTGACTGGACGCCGCCGGATGGGACCGTGAACCCTCACGACTTCGTTCCCGATCCTGGCGTGACCGACCAGATTCGGCGGTCCTACCTGAAGGGAGTTGCGAAAACATGAGTCATGTGATTCCGGAATCGGTAAGGGACAACCCCACGTGTCCCCAGTGTGGATCGGTCTCGTACTACGAGGCGCTCTGTTCCTCGTATCTGTCCGATCAGAGGGCGCAGTACGAGAGGGACGATGCTGTACGCCGTGCCACGCACGAGAAGAAGATCGAAGGCCGGGACAGGCGCAAGGAGCACGTCGAGGAGAGTTAGCGGGAGTACAGGCCCGTGCCGTTTGTCGAAGGTACACTTTCGGTCGGACCGTTCGCAGGCATGATTTCATCCGATCTCAGGAACGCGGTGGAAACGAAAGTCGTCGCAGCTGGTGTGGGATGCGGAAACGTCGAAGACTTCCGACTCGCAATCTGCAACAAGCAAGGATGCGGCTACGTGTGGCTCAGGCACATCGAGATTCGGGGGTAGAACGTCGTGGCGGAATTCGACGATGATGAACTCGAAGGGGCCGTCGATACTCTACTCGCAGCCTTGGCCGACGAGAGCGGCCAGGAACATCCTTCCGGGATGGACGACGAAGATGGCATATCCGCGAATACCGATGAGGAACGCGAGCGTGAGGTCGTAGAGAACATTCGTCGGATGTTACAGGACGCCGAACAGGGGAAGAACATCCTGTCTGACGAAGCCGCTCAGAACATCCTACGGTATCAGAGAGGTCCTGCCGGAAACGCGACGGGAAAATCTTGGCGTGCCGATCCGCAAGTGAATCTCCAAAAGAGTGCGCTCGAACTGGCGATTGCCACCCGGAACGACCAGGAAATGGGCTGGAACGTGAGGGGGCGGGACGGTCCTGGCAGCGATCTTGTAGCGGGCCTGATTCAGGCGATGATGCGGGAGGCATGGAGCAGGTCCGCGATGAAGGAGAAACGTATCGACATCACGTTTTCTGGGGGCGTCTACGGAGGAGCGGTCATCAAGACGGTGTTCGAGAACGCCACTGCCGAACATCCTGGGAGAAACGTCATCAAGGTTGTCGATCTGCGAACATGTGTAGCCGATCCTCACAGTTCGGATAACGACGATCTCCAGGCCAGTGGGTACTGGATCGAACTGCCGATGTTGGGTGCGAGTCAGATTTATGTGGCATGGCCGACGGACATTCGGGGGCGTGACGTGAGCGAACTGCTTGAGGACCTCATGTCCGAGCCGTCCGAAGCAGAGAGCGTGTCGAGGGAGATGGGACACGATCTCTTCATGGGAGAGTTTGAGCACAGGTATCCGGCCGACTCCGCAAAGGATCGTTTCCTCCTCGTGGAAGCATGGTATCCGGATCAAACCATGACCACAGAGGACGTGTTCGATGAGAGAACTAACACCAGCGTGGACGCCAATACGGGCGTTGTCGCGGCCTCTTATTCGGAAAAGGTGAAGGTTGGTACGCGCAGGGTTCAGAAATACCCGTACGGTCGGTTGTCGATTGCTATTCTTCCGCAGTCAGGGGACCCGATTGTTCTGGTGGACGAGCCGAACCGATACAGGCACATCCCTGTAGTGTACCACCAAGAGGGCATCGACCCGACCCGCCTCATCGGCATTTCGATGTTCTCCGACACGAACAACCTTGCCGACATGCTGTCGAACACGCTCGGCTACATCGCGGACTTCACCCAGATGCAGGCGTTTCCGAAACTCATCATCGACATCACGAGACTTCCGGAGGGGTTGGAGGTTTCGGACAGTCCTGGGGAGATGTTGGAGAGCAACGGGGATGTCACGGGGGCGGCGGCGTACCTCTCTCCTGGTTCGATGGCGGTGGAAGTATTCCGTTTCATGGACATCGTGCGACGGCTCTTGGACGATCTCACTGGCCAGTACGAGGTCAGCAAGGGGCAGAAGCCGCCCAGTGTCACGGCGGCGCAGGCCATCGAAGCCATTCAAAGCGTTGCGATGTTGCGCCCGAAGTTGAAGAACGCCATGCTGGCGTTGTCACTCGAACGGGTCGCCAAGCAGATGCTCGACAACATGGTGAACTTTGGGGGATACGACAAGCGGTGGTTGTCTCTGTCGGGAGAGGAGGGACGTAGACTGTACGACCGCATCGAGGCGTACAGACAGCAGAAACTGCAAGAATCTGTTGGACCGCAGGGTCCGACGGGTCCGACGGACGCGAGTAGCGGCATGGCAGGGCTCCCCGACTACATCAGTGACGTAGTGGCGTACAGTCCGGATGGAAGCCCAAACCCGAGCGAGTTTCACATTGCCTACATCGCCAAGCACCTGAAGGCTGCCGCCGCTGGAATCGAAATCGAGATCGAGGTGAACACTCCGCAGACCCAGAGCAAGGTGGGACGGGCGGAACAGGCTCTGGCCATTGCTCCACTGAAAGATGAGAATGGTAAATCTCTGGTCCCACCCGAGTACATTTTGAGGGCATTGGACATTCCGCACGCCGATCAGATCATCGCGCAGAGGCAGGCGGAAAACAACGCTCAGGCGATACTGGCGGACATTCAGCCGAAGTACGAGGCGGCGGTGCAGGCTCTTCGTGCGCAGGGCGTGCCGCTTCCGTGGGAGACTCCTCCACAGAATCAAGGTCAAGTAGGTGCGCCTCAGGGTCCGATCTAGTGGCCGAAAACAAAATTGCGGTTGACACGGAAAGGCCAGTGGCGTACACTCTGGAGGAAGAGGCGATCTTGCGTCTTCATCGAAGGGTGAAGAAGGCGGGCTTTGGAACAGTGACCGTCAAGTACCGGAATGGTGAAGCGAAGATCGGTTCCGTGAAGGAGAGCGTAAAACTCAGCAAGTAGACAACCTTACAGGATCAGAGGGAAGAACCCGCGATCCAGCCGAGAGGCTGACGCGGGTTTTTTTGTTTTTCGTGACGAGACCTTTTCGGGGAACGGTCCCAAAGTGGATTGTCCCGATGACGGCACGGTCGCTGTGGCGTGGCCGGTGAATACGCAGCGATTCGATGTAGACCGGCACGGAGAAAACGATGGCAACGGAAATCGTGGAGCAGAATCCAGCGGCGGTGGCAGAGGCGTCTTCCCAGTCTGACGATGCGGCAACCAAGGCCGCAGAAGCCATACTGGAATCGGTCGTCGCAGAGGCCGAGAAGGAATCCGCTCAGATCGAGATTGCCGAACTGGAAGCCGAGGACGGAGTCGTTGCCACTGAATCGCAGCCGGAATCCGGCGTGCGCCTCAGCGCAACGGAGAAGCAGGGTGTCGCAGCCGCCATCAAGCTGGCCGAACTTCGTGGCGGACTCCAACTTGACGATGGAACGGTGATTCCCGCCGAAGATGTCCGGGAGTACATGAAGTCCCTTCCGGACAGAAAGAAGTGGGAAACGGCCCTGCACCAGCGCGGATACGAGTTGAATCAACAGGAGCAACGTCTCCGCTATGGCATGACCGTTCAGCAGATGGCCGCCATTGATCCCCGTTTCGATCAGGGCGTCAAGGCACTGGAGCGACAGTATTTCGGAGACGGAACTGGGCAGGCTCAGTCTCCTCAGCAAGGTGCTGCTGCAACGGCTGGGTCTCAGTCTTCTGACGATCTGACCATGACGCTTCCGGAAGGCTACGAGACCGATCCTTTGGCAGTCGGCATGGCGAAGCAGTTTGCCGAGAAACTGGGGAGGGCGATGTCCGCCGCAGAGAAACGGGCGGTGGAGATCGTTGAACAGAGACTCCAGAGGCTTCAAGGGGTCGAACAGTACGTTGGACGCCTCGCCAGAGAAAGGATGTCCGGGCAGATTACGAAGACGCTGGAGGAGTTGAAGATCACTCCGTCGCCTGACATCATGCGGGACATATCCCAAGTCGCTTCCGAGTTGGGAATCGACGAGTACAACCCGGATGCGAGAACGGATGCTCTGAGCATCGTGACGCGGCCCTACCTCCTCAAGCGTCTAACTGGAGACGCGAAGGGGAAGGCCGTCACTGACAGCGAGAGGGCTCCTACGACGGTGCCGGCACATGCGGGGTCTGGTGCCTCCGCCCCGCTTTCTTCGGGCCGTCTCAGTTCGGAAGACGCCATCGGATACCGCATGTGGCGTGACGAACAGAAGGAGCGCGATCCGAAGGCGATTCCGACTGTGGCGAAGTGGAAAGACGCAGTGGCGAAGATGGCTGGTTTTCGGGGCAGGTAGGGCGATGCCGTGAACGCCAAAACGGACAGAACGGACAGAATCCACGCCAGAGTCAGTGTGGTACCGGGCAAGCCGTTGTATCCCGCCGCAGACAGACCGGCGGTGCAGTACGCGGGAATGCCGCAGAAGATTCAGTGCCTCAACTGCGGCTTCCGTGGGTGTGACACGTCGCGGGATGTGTTATGCCCAAGGTGTCGTTCGGACAACTACAGGGCTCGGAAGGTGTCCGGGTTCTGAGAACAGAACCACAAGAAAGAAGGAGTCTCTCATGTTCGAATTCTACTCGTCTCCATCCGGTAGGGAGGAAGTGAAGGAAGCGTGGTTCCCCATTTCGGCGAACATCGCCGTTGGGGCCGGATTCCGTCGTTCCGCGAACGGCACTGTGGCTGCGGTTGGAGCCTCTGCCGCTTCGTTCATGGGCTTCACGAAGCAGGTGCAGCCCGCTCCTTCAGACGGAACGGTGCCTGTCGAGCAGATTCCCGGAGCCAACGGAACGCTGGCGCTCGGGACTCAGGCTCGGATCAGCGGACATCGACACAACCCTGGTGACAAGTACAGGGTTGCCTTTTCGATCGAAGATGCCGACCTGGTCACGGCCACGGCGGGCGGTGCCAACACGATCACAGCCGCAGCCATCGACAACGGATGGGACGGCGGATACGTCTTCATCGTGAGTGGTCCTGGTGCAGGGCAGGTCTACGGCATCAACGGGTCGGCCGCAAACGTCATCACCGTGAACACCAACTGGACCACGCAGCCGAACGCGGGCGGTGGAACGTCCAAGTTCATCGTGATTCCCCCACAGTTCTACACTGCGCTCCGCACCGAGGCGACTGGACTCAAGATGCTCGGTCAAGCTGTGGCGGACGTGGGTGGAAACGGCTTCAAGGTGGAGGAGATTCGCCTCCAGAAGCCGAACGGAAGCGAGGACCAGCTGACGCCTCCGGGTTCTGGTGCTCGTGGCCGTCCAGGCTGGCAGGAGGCGTCCTTCGACTTCGCAGCCGCTGGTTCCACGAGTCTCGGACCGACAACGACCC